AATAAAAAAAGAAACCTTCTTTATCTGCACCTACATAATCAAGTAAATATTTTGGTTTTTTTACATCAACTTGTGTTGGGTTTAATAATGATCCGATAAATCCTGGTTCTTTTAAACCTTGCTGTGTTGGTAAGACAACTGAAAATAATATTTTTTGATTTTCGGAATTTTTAGTATCGTAAAAATCTAATTTAAAAAAACTACCTTTAAACGAATTTGCAAAATAATATATTTCACTGTCAGTAAATGTCGCATACTGATAGTCGTCCAACCAATTTGTTATTGTTGGTGGTGTAGTTATTAAATCTGTAGGTGCTGATGGATCAAAAAAATTAAACTGATAATATATCTCGGTTTTGTCTTGGTTTAAATCCCATGGCGCGTGTGCAAATTTTGTTGTTTCAAAATCATCAATACCATTAATTGCTTTTTTTACTACATCGGCTTCATATTCCTCAACACCCATATCCCTACCTTCATTATCAAATGAAAGCTCAACAGGTATAATAATATCCCTATCATTAACGTTAAGATTAAACCTATAATAATTATTATTCACAATCGTCGTTAGTTGGTTCGTTTATTAATGTTGTTGTAACAATATTAGTTCGTTTTATTGGTTTTTGTAAAAATAAAATGTTTTTAAACGGGTAGTGTGAACCGTTAATAAACGGATAGTCAACACCTAATCCATCAGCATCTAAATAACCATATGTATAAATGTCTCTCCATATAAATGTTTCATTATACTGTGAGTACCAAGCATAGTTTGGTATATTATCGACGGCACCTTTATTTCCATATTCTAAATAATCACTAAAAACCCGAATAGGGACTCTATAATGTGGTTCATAAGCATAACCACTAGGTAATGTTAATGGTGAATTATCTAAAAAATAAATAGGGTTAAATGAGTATTTGTGATATAAAGGAGATATAACATATTCTTTTTGTTCCATAAAATTATACTCACAAAAATCTCCTTTTATTATATCATCAACATTTAAAAATGAGTTATAATAAAAAAATTGTCCACTACCCGCAGGGTATTCGTATGATAATACAGGAATATTATCTTTATTTAATATGGATGTATGATCCCACCAGTTATCTACGTTATTTTTTTGAAAATTAAATTCCCAACCCACGTCTAAACCAACTATATTACCATTTTGATTAATTGCCGGCGGATTAAACCAACCCATATAACCTCTTTCAATTATTGTTACAAATAAATCGGTAATAGGTTTACCATTGTTATCAACTAATGGTTTTATGTTAATGTCTTTATCAAAAGTATAACTAAAACTTTTAGAACCATCCTTTACAGAAACTCTCTGTACTTGGTTAGGTGTTAATGCTGAATATTCTAATTTAGATTTAACAGGAAATGGATTTGTTTCGAACCCTCCTTGCGTAATATTAACGTCTTCAATGTTTGTTAAAATTTTATGTAATCTAATATAGTATTTTGATTTTGTTTCTCCACTATTCTGTAAATTAGCAATTCTTTTAAAATTACCATAAGTACCTGTAGTTACTTGTGTTGTTGGAAATTTTAAATCATAAATACTAAATACGTTTTCTTCTGAACCATATGTTCCATCTCCCAAACCATAGACTTCAAAAACATTCTTACCCCCTAAACCTGAAGGGTTTGTTGGTATAGAAAGTTCTACGTTTTCACCTACTTTTATATTGTGTTTGGTTCCGCAATAAAAATAAACTAAAGACTTACCATTAAAAGATGCAGTATCAATAACAAAAGGAATACCATCTGAAACAATAAAATTATTAGTCACATTGTAAACTTCACTTGTGTATGCCATACTTTGTTGTGTATCACTACTAAAAGCATATGACAAATAAACCGCCCAATTATATGTTGATGAACTTTTGGTAACAAATGGTATATGTCCTGAAATACCTTTATTTCTAATAAAAGTAAATTCCTCAAATTGTGGATACCCTTCCCAAGCAACTGAAGGGGTTGGTGGGGTATTTGCGGTCGCGTTTGCAATTGCATTTGTGTAATAAAGATTATCTCTATAAGGTGTATATGTTGTTTTACCACTGACAGTATTATTAAAAATATTTACAATCTTACCTGAAACTCTTAATTCGCCACTTTCTTGTCTTTCTTTATTAAATAATTCTTCTTGGTTAATGGTTACAGATCTATCTCCTTCAACCATAGTTCTCCTATCACCAATTAATGGTGGTTGAATCCACACATCTTTATCTGTGTTAGATGCGTATCTTTTTGAACCTAAAACTATTAATATTTCGTTTTCATTAGACATCTTGATTCAATATGTATTTAGTAATATATCTGTTTATTGCACTTTTACCCTTACCTAATCCAAAATAAAAGTGGTAAGGAGCGCCAACCAAGAATGGGTTTTGTTGTCCAGGAGGCATAGTCTCATCAGTTGCACCTGCAGGTGTTGAATTGTAAATATATCCTCTTCTACCTGTGTTTAAATTATTAAAGTATTGTGAAAAAGGTGACTGATAAAAACTTAAATCCTGATATTTTTGTGAATAAAACCCGCCACCTAAAGTATTTGTCTCCCAATCATTTAAATCACTACCAAAAATAGTATTAACTGAACCTTGATTTAATTTCCATTGATAAAATGGTACTTCTTGAGTTTTAGGGTAACCAAAATAATTAGTAAGTGTTGGTGTAAATGTCGTTATTCCAGGTGATACAACAATTCTATTTTCAGTATTTGATGTAAAAAATACTCCAAATGTTGCATCACCCGCAGTTGCAATATAAATGTCTCCAACACCATCATAACTATCCTCATCGAATCCTTCCACACCATATTCTGAATTAATACTAAATAGTTGTACAACATCACCATCCATTCTGTCCTCACTTCTTGAGAACATTCTATTAATAGATGCATCTCCAAAGTTAAATATTTGTTGTAAAAAGTTAGTATTTATCAATCTTGACACGATAAATAACTGAAGTAGATCTGAAGTATCATTATATGATGTTGATTTTAAAGTGTCAATAATATAACCTTCAAAATCAGGACTAGTACATATTTCTTTTGTAAATTCATCTCTTGGACCCATATCCATAATAGTGGTAGGGAAAAATAAATTTCTCGCATTTGTTCCACCAAAATTAACAGGTTGTAATGTTGGGTTTGAATAAGTTCCTTGTTTTGGTATTTGTCCTACAAAATTATTAGAATCATAGGGTGTACATCTATAGAATAATGAGTTTGTTGTATTTTCAGTATAAAAAATTGGACCTTGTCCCGGTCTTAATGTACTATCATATGAACCACAAAACTTATATTTTTTAGGTTGTCCAATTATATTAAAAATTGTTTGTTTTTTAAATGAGAACATATATAATGTACCATTAACCCAATTGTTTTGGAATACGTGAGCAAATATCCCTCTACATGCACCAAACATCATTCTAAAACGTAGCTTCCATTCTGTAAAGTTTTCAAAGTCTTTTTTAATATTTACAACATATGGTTTTTGAATGAACTGATAACAACCTGATTTAATTCTAATAGGATTTTCATTATCATCACACGGTGTTTCAACACCGAAAGTATTATTTGCAGGATCTACTGTATAACATTTCAATGGTACCATTCCCGCACAATCAAACGTTGAAAGTACACTACTAGCAGCATTTGGTGCGTCAGGTCCGAAGTCTTGTGCATTATTAGATGAATCTGTTTGTGATACACCAACAACAATAGGGTTTGCGGATTCATTAACAATATACGCAGCAAAATTATCGTTTTGGTGTAAAGCAAATGAATTCGCGTTTACACCAGTACCACCACCACTTTGTGTTACATCAGATGTTGGTAATCTATCAGATCGTAATACTAATTTAGGGTTAACGCCTGAAGGTATTGTAATTAATAATGTTGGGTTTGTAGTTACGTATGCTGGGGCATAAACTCTTGCGTTTATACTTGATAATGATCCAACAACGTTTCCTGTTGATGAAGTAGAACCTATTAATGAACCTCCTTCTATATTACCTTGTAATGTTGACGAATAAAACTTTATAGTATTTGTACCATTTGATGAGACTCCAGGTCCAGATGTTATTGTCCCAAGTGTTGGTCCTGAAGTTGGGTTCCATCCACCACCTCTTGATTTATCCAATGAAGAATAATATTTGATAGAATTTGATGTTACCGCACTAAATTGGGTTCCTGTTATTTGAAAATTAAAAGGCGTGTGATATAAACTATTATTTAATGTAGAATAAAGTGTTGTATGACTCTCGGGACTTATATAGTTATTGAACCAAGTACCGCTGGCTGATGTAGGTTGTATTGGGATATTTAAATTAAATTGTCCTCTAACCCTTACGTTATTTGATCCTAAAGTATAACCAAAAAGTTTAGATAAGTCGTAATTTATTTCTTGTTTATCAGAATAAGGATCAACACCCCTAACCAAGAATATTATTCCCATATTTTTCCATCCGTCACCGTTTAACGTTAAAGGATTAATTTTTTCTGTTCGTAAGTTATTATCGGTATCCTCATATACTATATCTTGTAATTTGTTTAAGACATATTTTCTTAATAATGATGAGGTATCTAATTGTAGTGATGGGTTAGGTTGTGTACTAATTTTTATACCATTAGTTAATAAGTCTGCGTCATAAGCAGTCATACCCGTAATAACTTGAAAATATTCTAAACCTGTTTTAAACTTATACTCTTTTTCACTACTTGTTCCCGAAACTTGTATTGTTACTGGTGTTGCAACACCGGCTTGTGATATATATGTCATATTAACATTAGTAACCGCTGTTGCTGACGTACCTGTTATGGTATTTGTTCCAAATTGATTTGTTACTCCACTTACAATATTTAAATCATTTACACTATTTGGATTAGTAAATGTCATTATGGTACCTGATTGATAACTACTCGCAATTGATGGATCACAAAGTAAAACCATAACATTATCGGTAAATGGTGTTCCATTATTGATTTTAGTTTGGATGACATTTGTTCCATCAAAATATCTAGCTCTAACATTCGCTAAATTTAATGACTGTGAATATGTAATATCTCGTTGTAAAATATATTGTGAATCAGAGAATACACTAACCACAGGTGTTCCTATTTCTGGAGTTGTTGGGTATCCCGCGATTGCATATCTAATACCATAGGCGTCCGCTTGATATTTGTTATTCTTTTTTGTATCGCTACCACTATACTCATCAACATCCAAATAACAAAAATAAGTAGGATACCCTTGTTCTATTTGATTATCACTGGCATTAACATCACATAAATCTATACTAGGTACCCCACCCCAAAAATCATTTGAGTTTACATTAGCCAAGAATGAATTGTTACTTCTTGTATAAATTTTATATTTACCTATTTTAGTTTCAGATGTTCCTCCACCACCACCTAATGGTGAATCGTTAATTTCATCTAACTCTAAATCAGGAGCATCACATGAACAAGCTTCACAATCAGGATATGACATCATAGGTAAATTGATACCCTTGAAGTTAAATTTAGTTAACATTGGGGATACCTTAGCAGCAAATAATATTGCCGCGGCGATAAATACAACCGCAGCCACACTATATAAGACTGTTAATCCAACCGCGGGAAATGCACTAACCGCAGCCGCAATATATTGATATCCTAAATATGCTAAATATACAGGAAAGAATATAGCAATAACCCACTTCAAAATAGGCCAAACAAGGGCTAAAACATGTAATACAGGAATTAAAGCATAAAGTACAGGACTAAAAATTGTAATTACTAAGTTAAATAGGAAAAATATAAAATCAAAATTTCTAACCCCATCATTAACAGGGAATCTATTTGTTGTTGTGGTACATGTTCTATCGGTGATTTCTTTAATACCTAAATGTCTACTTCTATTATATCCCCATTTCCATCTATCAAGAAAATTTGCAATAGTATAAACTTTATTGAAGTGAAATTCATAAAATCTATCCTCACAATCAATAGCCTCTTGTATCATTTGGTTACCTATGGTTGTGGTTGTATCTCCATAGTCATTCCAATCTAAACTAAATGCATATGAATATAATTGAGCATTTAAGTCAACGGGTTGATTAGTATTACTTGGTGACCATCCCCATTCTTTTATATTAGGCACCAAATAATCGGCTCTTAAAATATTACTTTCTATACCTTCTTCATTTTGGTATTGGATTCTAAATCTATATTTTGCCTTTGTTGGTATCCCTTGTGTCGGGTCATTCGATAGAACTTGTTCCCCAAACTCGTTAGTTGTAACATAGTCAAGATTCATTGGTACTTCGGTTACCCATGTACCTTCGTCGTCAATGATTTTACCTCCTTCGGGTAGATTGTATTGTTCAAGTATTGGTCTACCGTTAATATCATAATATATTGTTTGTCTGATTGCTAAAATTTTACCTGAAGCCGAAACTAAGTCACATAAATTACCTGTGTTTTTTTTTGGTTTACAGTTTGTTTTCAAAAAGTCCTCTTCTGCGGTTGAGAATATTGAACCCATAAAAACCGCTTGTGGTTTTATTTCTATTCCAACATCTCTTAAATCAAAATCAACTCTTGTAATTCCAATGTCGCATATATCTTGTTCCCCCCAAAATGATGTAACATCAGCATCTTTTTTTATGTTTATTATTTGTGGTAAAGACGCTAAATCAGTTGACGACTTAAACTGATCACCATTAAACTGTTCTGAGGTTGCCATACCCATTCTTATTAAATCGGCAGGTCTTAAAGAAAAACACCCAATGTTTGATAAATCTAAATCTAAAACAACTGTTTGTATCCCTAATGGAACACCTATAATCATAAAGTCACCGCTTTCGTTAGTTTTAACGGTAAATTTGTAGTATTTTTCATACACCTCAAGTACTTCTTTTCTTGTTAACACATCTTCTCTATCGGGAAATGTCCCTGTAGGCGTGTGTCCACCATATTCTTTAACATAAGGTAAAAGGTTATATCTATAACCATCTTCATTTTTATCTTCAAGTGTTTTATATGGGTATAATGTTGAAATTACTATGTCGTCTTCATCTTCAGGTTTTAAAGGCACAAATACTGATACTGTTGCATTTGGTATTCCGTAACCTCCATTAACAATCACTCTACCTGCAATAACCCCATAATCAGCACAAAATCTTGTATAAACATCGTCCTGTCTTAATTTTAATGATAAAATTTCAAGAAAATCAAAATCCTGATTAACGTTAATTCTTATGTTTTTGTCTACTCCCGGCTGTGTTCTTATTCTATAACTTTTAGTCATTTGCCTTTTTAAAAATAAATAGTTATGTTCCTATTTTTTAAAAATAGGTGTTATAGTAATAAAATAAATAATCTTATGAAAAGTCTACCGTTTTAAGACTCTTAACTCTTACCTTAATGTCTTTATTGTTAAATCTAACTTGGTAAACCTGATCAGGTTCTGCAAAAATCGTATCGTCAATTAAACCAATTTCTCTTGTGACTTTATTTACATATTTTTGAGATGTCTCAGATGACGAGTATTGTCCTCCGACTTTATTATATATTTTTAAATCCGATAATGTGGATACTCCGGCAACATTTTGTATTAATCTTCTAACGTCAGAAACATTTACGTTTTGTCCCAATTCTCTATTACTCGGTTCCATATAATTTGCAACTGAATTAATAATTTCAGTAATTACTTGTCCTTGATTTCTATCAGATTCCATTACCACAAAAATTTCAAACTCTAAGTCTACTACCTTTGCAACATCAATAGATATATAATCATTAATCATTCTATATTTAGAAAGGTATGTTGCTAAATTAGACTTCAAGTTATTTGAAACGACTTGTGTTAATTTACCTGAAGTATCGTATGATAATATTTGAATTTTAATTTTATTATTGTTTTCAGTTATTGAGACTTTTGCAGGTGCTCCGAACTTACCCGGCATTGTATCTATTAATGATTTATAATCATTTACCGTTACTGCTCTTTTTTGTGCCGCAAAATTAAAAGACACCATATTTCTAACCTCTTCAGTTGTTGGTGGGTTTGAACCCCCAATTGCTGCAGTGACATTAGTTATTGATAGTGAGTTTTGTACGTTTGTGTTTACTATATCTGAAGGACCTGTTAATGCAAAATCTATGGTACCGACTTGATTAATAACTCCCACACCAACATTAGATGCCAATCCACCACCTATTCTATACTGTACAAAAACAGTTGTATTTGGTTGTACTGTTAATCCTAAACCTATATTATTTTGATAATTTGCCAAATCCAATTTAATACCATTTCTTGCAAAATCAGCTAATTGTTGATTTGGTGTTTTTGTACCTCCACCAAATTGTATTTTCATAAACCCTTCCGGTGTGTACTCAGTTATAAACCTATTTTCTGTTTTTATATATTTACCAACTTTAACACCAGCCTTGTCGGTTGGTTTTGTTGGGTCCTCAATAAAAACCGTATCTTCTGCCAATGCATCCACTTCGTACCATTTATTTTGTGAAGATAGAAAATCACTGTACGTTGGTATGTTAGGATAACTTGTACCGTCTTTTTGTATTATTGATGTTACTCCTAATACATTTCTTTCAGGTAAAAAGAAATTAAAAAATGGTACAACGTCCGCAGGGTTAATCACTCTTTTAAAAACTTTTGTTGTTCCATTAACAACAACTTCTCTTTTTGTAATAACATAATTTATAATTTTATTATTAGCATCAAAAGTAGGTACTTTTGTTCTATTAACAAAACCTTCATTATTATATTGAGTTGAGAAATCAATATCATAAACCGTTTCAAATGTGGTTCCTGCACCATTAAATTGTGATCCGGCTCTTAAAATACCTAAATATCTATAATCCTCACTATCCCCTAATGGTGGTACAACTACTGATATATCAACAACGGCAACAGAAGGACGATAACCAGGTATCTTTAAACCATATGTTCTAGCAATATTATATATTGATGATCTTTGTTGAGCATATTGTAAAACTGTTTCCTGTATGCTCCTATCAATGTGAAAATGTAAGTTATCTGCAACTGCGGCATTTAAATCCATTAAAACTGAAAATACAGAAGCGTCATTAAAATTTTGTACTAATTCAGGGTAATACTGTTTAGTATAGTTTATCAAGTCTTGTCTTATCCCTTGAAAGTCCCTTGTTGTATAATTTATTTTTTGGTTAGCCATAATTAAATATTTATAATCACAAATTCTCTACTACCGAAAGCTTTATTCTCATCAGTATAATCAATTTTTAGTTTTGCGGTGTATTCAGCAGTATTAGCACCTGGTATTCTATATATACTTGCTTGTCCTAATAATTCGTAATCTAATTGTCCAACAACATCACCGGATTCTGTATAAGGTTCAATTGTTATACTATTAATAAGTAGGTTTGGTATGTATTTGGCAACTTGTTCCTCAATATCTGATTTTATATTTTCAAATGTCTCACCATCTAAAGGTTCAAAAATAAATTCATAAATTCTTGTTCCAAAGTCAGGTAAATAATATCGACTTCCTTTTCTTGTTAAAATTAAATGAAGTAAATCGGTTCTAATTTCTTCATCAGATTCTTGAGTCAGTAACAAATAATCACCTACATTACTTTGTCTAAAAGGAAAACTTATTCCATATGTTCTACCATCTGCCATATTAAATAAATATAATGTTGTGAATTTTTGAATAAATAGATATAAAATAAAAAATCACTGATTTCTCAGTGATTCTTTTAAATTTGTGTTACCTTTTTCAAATGGTGGCCAATAACAACAATGTAAACATCCCGAACCGCAACATTTGCCTCTTCTTTTGTGGTATTCTTCTGTCATAACCATTTTACCGTCATTCCAATAAAAGTCGGTTGGTTGTAATTTTGCTCCAAATTCTCTAATATATTGTTGTTGTACCCAATCTTTCGATGCCCCTACATTCATTTTAATTATTCTTTCTAAGATTATAAAACGCTAACAAAACTTGATATGTTAGCGTTATATTATTTCCCCATGTTACTTTCATAACTTAAACTATTTCACAAGCACCACCCGCACAAGCGGCTTCACCTCTAAGGTCGGTGTTATCTTGTAACTCAATAACTTTTGTAAGATCAACATCTGTTAATGATTTAACTAATCTTTCAAAATCTTCTTTTGTACAATCTTCAAAAGGTGCTTGAGTGTATGTACCTCCGTTATATGGTAATACAGATAAACCATTATAGAAATCCCTATTGTTCCACATCCAATCACCTACTAATTCCCACTCATCTTCTTTAATTGAAACAGTAGCCGAAACATTGTGTGTATTTTGTCCGTTTCTGTGTCCAGGTTTAATCCATTCTTGTGAAACTTTTTTAACTCTTTCCAACATTTGAAATACTGATTCATGTCTTACAATAGAACCTTCAGGGGCTCTTTGTGGTATTGTAATAACCGCAGTATCGTGTGGTCTAAAGTATTCGTCCTCAATCAATTCAGGGTGATTGATTGCTAAGTAAGAATAAATTGATTCATTTTTTCCTACACGAATTCTTCTTAGGTAGTAATCATTATGCCATGCATGAATTCCTGATGATGTTCCCAAAACCAAAGATGAGGTACCTGATGGTTTAACTGTAGTTGTTCTTGCCGATTTATTAATGTTAATAAGTCCTGCAACTCTTTCGTTTTCTTCTTTAACCATTTTAGCGGCTCTCTTCATGTCATAACCTAATACAACACCTGAACCAATACCTGTCATACCAACACCGATAAGTGCGTCTTTTTCAGTGGTTCTTTTCCAAATATCTCTCAAGTAATGGAAGTCAGTATAACCTGCCTGTAATGTACCAATAAATGATGCTGCTTTAACTCTTTTATCAAAATCTTCTTGTGATTCAATATCTGAAGCATTTACCTCACATAAGTTACAGAATTGGAATGGTCGTAGTGCTATTTCACAACAAGGGTTTGTTCCCCAATCTTTATCATTAGATAGATAAATTCCTGGTTCTCCTGCTCCTGATAATTCAATACGTTTCCACAAATCCATAAAGAATTCTTTTGTGATTTTGTGACGAAGAAGTACTGCTGAGTTATTTGCTCTACCTCTTTGTGCGTTTTGTTCCCACCAATTTCCTGACTTACAAGAAATCATTTCTTCATCGTCAGCCGAAAATAATGAGATAAGTGCTGCTCGTCTGATACCACCTGCAAGTACTGCATCTGCAATATGACAAACAATGTCATGTGTTTCAATAGATGTTAATCTTTCACCATCTTTTTTGTTATCCAAAACTTTAGTAATGTGGTGGATACAATCTTTTAATGGTTGAGGTCCGGGAGCTTTACCTCCTGATGTTACAAGCATCGCACCTTTTTGTCTAATATCTGAAAAATCAAATACAGGTGTTGATGACTTATAACCTAAATATGATTCCATTAAT